TGGCAGCTGCCTTCTCGGCTGCCGATGGGGCGATAACGGCTTTGACCACAAGTTTTTGCATCGACATTCTCAACCGCGAACATGATGTGCGCTTACGACGAATGGTGCATGCTACTGTAGTGGTGGTGTGTTTCGCTTGCCTGCTTCTTTTCCGCATCGTGGATAGTCCGAACGTGATCAACACGATTTACGTGATGGCTTCTTACACTTATGGTCCGCTGTTGGGGCTTTTTGCCTTCGGACTTTACACACGCTGGGAGATTCGCGACCGCTTTGTGCCCATAGTGGTCATCGCGGCTCCCATAGTGACCGCTCTCCTCGACCACTATGCACCCATCTGGTGGGGATATACCTTCGGTTATGAACTGCTCATGCTCAACGGAGGACTCACGGCATTAGGACTTTTTGCACTAAGACGTTTCAAAAAATAGACTTGTTATCTTGCATACGTCGCTGGCACTCTCTAAATTTGCACCACGCAAAATGAAAGTTGACCACCAGAGGTTGAACTTGCTCCTTAAAGAATGAGGATTTGTTCCTCAAACAACGAGAATTTTCTCCTCAAATAACGAGGCTTGGCACCTCTCTTTGGGGTAGATTTTCAGACAATCACTTCTTAAAATCCAAACACTCAAATAATATGGAAAAGAAAATCGGCGTGTTACATGAAATCGGTGACCTTGGTTTAGGCTTCGATGAAGTACCACAAGAACAAGAGCAAGCTCTAAAAGAGCAAATGCAAGATCAACAAAAAGAAGACAAATAGTCTTGCAATGCGATGGGGCGTAATACTCCATCGCATTTACATTGTATTTTAAGATTATAAGGACGGTGAAGGATAATGGTTAAGAAACTCACATTATTATGCATCGCCATATTGGTATCTATATTACCAATAAAGGCACTAGAGAGTGATCGTCAGAATGATGACACATTAGACGTTGTAATGCAATTCATAGTTAAGAATAACGATGACTATAGTGACAAAGTAAACAATCTTATCAATAATGATAAAGATAAGAAAGATAATGAACGTATGCAGAAGAAAGAAAATGCGGATCCAAATACCGCTAGAGTATTAAATCAATACGTTCAAGTAGCTAAGCAAGAAGCTTTAAGACAAGCTGCTGCTAAAGAAGAATCTAATAAGAAAGCTAACTCAAGATACTATGTAGATCAAAACTCAGATTTATCTAATAAGTCTGTTTATGTGACTACAGAAGATATGAATAATATCATTAGACACTTTGACCCAAGTGGTACATCTCCATTTCAAGGTCAAGGTGATATATTTATTGAAGCATCTAAAGAATCTGGACTAGATCCAATCTATATCTTTGCCCATGCATCATGGGAATCTGATTATGGTAGATCTTATCTAGCCAGAGATAGAGGTAACTATTTTGGCATTAATGCTATTGACGCTAATCCTAATGCGGCTCATCATATGGGTAATACTGTTTATGATGGTATTGTCAATGGTGCTGTATGGATTAGTAAGAATTATTACCAGGAGGGACAAACAAGTTTAAACTCAATGATCTACGGTCATAAGAGATATGCACAGGCTGCTGGAGCATGGATTAAAGGTGTTAATGGAATAATGTCTGAATCTTATTCATACTTAAGACAGTCTCGTGGTATGTAGATTATAACTAAAAGTGATACATTAAGGTAATCGTTGGATAGGCTTTAACTAGTCTATCCAATATTATATATTTTTATAATGAAGGAGAATTTATTATGAAGGCTAAATTAATTGGTATTGGTGCTGCTGGTAATAAAGCAGCTATGGCGGCTATCGAGCAAGGTGTATTTAGAAGAGATGAAGTACTTCTTATTAATACAACTCGCAAAGATATGAAAGATGAATATGATGACATCAATGTAATCATTGGTGGTGGTATGGGCGGTTGCGGTAAAGAACGTGGTCGTGCTAAAAATATCACAATTGAATCCCTTAAATCTGAAAAACTTAAAATTGATGCTTTCCCAGATCCTACAGATGATGCAGTAGTAATTGTATCCTCCTCTGAAGGTGGTACTGGTTGTGGATCTTCTACAATCTTAGCGAAGTATATTCGTGAAGTATTGAATATGAATGTCCATCTAGTAGTATTCACTGGCTTTGAAGATGATGCTCGTGGTCTACAAAACACTGTAGAATACTTCCAAGAACTTCAAGATAACTATACCGTTGAAGCTATCAGCAATAAGAAGTTCTTATCCTCTAGTAAGAATAAACAAGAAGCTGAACGTAAAGCAAACGATGAATTCTGTATTCGTATGCGTACATGGCTTGGTTTAGACTTAGTTGATTCTGATCAAAATATCGATGAAACTGACTTGTATAAAATCTCTACAACTCCTGGTTTCATGACAATCGAAACAGCTTACTTTGATGGCATTAAGAAACAATCTGATTTGGATAAAATATTCGAAGAAATGATTTATGCTACAAAGAGCTTAGATTTCACTCCAACAGCTAGACGTATTGGTGTATTTATGTATGCATCTGAACGTACTCAAAACGTTGGTTTCGATAATGCTAAAATCCGTGAAGAGTTAGGTGAACCATTTGAGTTCTTCACACATATCCAAACAGTACCAGCTGGTCAAGAACGTGTATGTATCATGGCTTCTGGTATTAAACTTCCTACAGAAGAAGTTGAAAAGATTTATAATGAATATAAAGCTAGAACTTCTAATGTAGATAAAAAGAAAGATGGCTTCTTTGACCAAATTGGTGGTATGAAGATGGAAGAAGATGATGATATGTTTAACTTATCTAATTCTGCTATCAAGAACCCTACAGTTAAAGTTAAAGAAAACTTCTTTGATTCTGTAAAAGACGACGTTTTAGTTATCAAAGTAGATGGTAAGAAAGGTAATAAATCTTCCAAGATTGATGACTTCGAAGAACGTTATTAAGAAAGGAAGCATATATGGGTCTATTTGATAAATATGTAAAACCTAGCAGAGTTTACGCAGAGGACGTTCCGTTCTCTGCTGTAATCAAAAAATCTGCTGAGACTATAGTGAATGAATTGGATACTTTAGATTGGACTAATCATGATATCGCATATAGGTATTTTGAAGATAACTTATCCGATATCATTTACTATCTAGGTGAAGGCGTTAAACCAATCTCTAGATGCTTATATATTAAGTTTGAACCATGGCAGTATATTGCAATGATTATGGTTCAAAATCGTCCACAACTTGCTGAAGATAGAATTCGTGTACTTAATAATGAGATATATGAATTATTTGAAGTTATCAATGAATCAGCATTTGATCCAGATAGATTTGGTAAGACTCTTACAGCGTTATATAAGATCTCTAAGGTTATCAATGAACGTATCTACAAGAAGTTAGACTATGTAGACTGTACTAATAAGCAGTTGAATACAATACTTTCTGTAGCACGTTATTCTAGTAAGAGTGAGACAATTAATATTAGTCGTGTTAATACTTCAATCATGAGATATATGGACCCATCTCAAACATGTGAAGAAGACTTAATGGATCTATATGGCGAACTCTTCTATGAGAATTTTGAGGAGTTCTTTGTAACTTCAATGCTAGAATCTGGTGAAGATCCTAAGATTAATACATATACTAAGAACTGGATGTTTGACTTAGAAACTAATGCTATGCTATTCATGTTGAATGAACGTCCTATGACTGTAATTAAACGTGTATTAACCAAGTATAGTCAAGAATGTCTACGTCTACAAAAAGTTCGTAAAGATGTACGATGCTCTATGTTAGCTTTATCTGCAGATTATGATAAAGTCTTATATATAGCCGAAGAACTTAAAGAGCAAGGACTCTACATATTCTAAACAACTATCCCAAGGTAGTTAAACTACCTTGGGGTATTTTATTTTTTTAACCCTCCTGGAACTTATTAGTAACTTATAATAATATTTTTTAGGAGGATTTTATTATGGGCTTATTAATTGAACGTGTAGCTGAGGTAACTGGCTACTCTCCCGAGCAAGGTCTATATGACGTTGCATATCCAACAGGATTTTTAAATTTTGATTCCCTAAATGGCTATAAACTAAACTGTTATAATGACAAAGGTGAGATTACACCTGTAACACATCGAGGTATTCTTGATGGGTCTTATAACTTACTTATCGGTCGCTCAGGTTCAGGTAAATCTACATTTGCTGTACAAGCGGCGGCTAATATTATTAACCAATTCCCAGATGCAGAAATGGTTATCCAATCCATGGAGGGTGGTATTACCATTCCACGTTTGGAAACTTTGACTGGTTATATTGGTCAAGACTTATTCAATCATGTTTCTATTAAGAATAGCGGTATCACTGCAGAGTCTATCTATGATGATATCTATACTATCTATGAAACTAAATTAAAGAATAAAGATAAACTTATGTATGACACTGGTATGAGAGACTCTACTGGTAATCCAATTACTAAGTTTATCCCAACTGTTATGATTATTGACTCTATTGCATTATTAGCTCCAGAGCGTATTGCAGATAAAGGTGAATTATCTGGTCAAATGGCAGCTACTGCAATGGCTAAAGCAAATACATCTCTCCTTAAAGGTGTAATGCAATTAATCAAAGCAACTAATATTATCTTATTAGTAATCAATCATATTACCGAAAAGATTGAAGCAAGTGCATTCATGCACACTAAAGGTCAATTGATGTATCTTAAACAAGGTGAGTCTTTACCTGGTGGTAGAGCTGTAACTTATTTAGCGAATAACATCATTCGATTCGATGATAGTAAACTTAAAGAAGAGACATTTGGATTCTCTGGTTCCCAAGTAGATATCTCTTTAGGTAAATCTCGTACAAATAAAGCTGGTAAATCCACTCCATTAATCTTCTCTCAAGATTATGGTTTTGATCCACTTTATTCTTTAATGATCATGCTTAAAGATTCTGGTAAGATTGCCACTAAAGGTGCTTACTTAGAATTAGATGGCTATGATACTAAGTTTAGAACTCGTGATTTCAAAGAATTCTTTACTGAACGTGAAGATTTCCGTATGCAATTCTTACGCTTGGCTCGTGAAGTAATGGATGAATTGATTGCTCCAGTACCTACAAGTGGTCAGGTTACAAATGCGTCTATTACGAAAGACCTTATTGCGTCCTTCAGAGCATTGGAAGATTAAGTTATATATTATAAAGGTGATACAGAAGAGTATTGATTACTCTTCTGTATTTCATTTTATAATACTTTTAGAAAGGAGACACAATGGCGAACACATTGATTCTAGACGACGAGATTAATCGTGCTAGGCAAAGAATTCAGATTCCAGAACAAGTACTAGGGAAAGAGTTAATTCAACCATTCCCAGCCAGTAGTTCTGGTAGTCGAAAGATTATGTATAGTGTCCATTCAGAGCAATCTATGGCGCTATGCTATCCAGAAGTCCCATTCATTCAAACTGGCTTTGAGAATGAATTTGGACATCGCTCCACATCTTTCCAACAAGCTGATCAACGTAAGACTGTATTAGCTAGAATAGAAAGATATGCAATGACCCCAGGTCATGAGTATTATCTTATCGTCCATAATGAAGAGACAAATACTTTAGATATCCTTCATAAGTTGGACTATAAGTATATCACAGAATCCTTTGGTTATGAGATTACTAACTCAGTTCTAAATAATCTTGTCGTAGGCAGTGTTATTGAGAAAGGAGACGTTATTACAAAATCTAAAGGGTTCGATGAGTACAACAACAGGATGGATGGTATCAATGTCTTATTAATGTATATTGCAAAGAATAAGACAACAGAAGATGCTATCGAGATTAGTGAGTCCTGCGCAAAACGATTCAAATCACCACTAGTTAAGAAGATCTCGTTCATGATCAATGAAAATGATATCTTACTTAATCTATATGGTAACAAGGATATCTATAAGGTTATCCCTGATATTGGTGAAGAAATCAAAGAAGGTATCTTAGCAGCAGTACGTCGAGAAAATAAAGAAGAAGCTTTATTCTCTCAAGTATTCAATAAGCTTCAAGATATCAATATGTCTGATGAGAAGATTACATCTAATGGTCGAGTAGTTGGTATTGAAATCCATACTAATAACCCAGACCTAATGGAGAACTCCATCTACAATACTCAGCTTAATATGTATTATCAAGACAATAAGCGATTCTGTGATGAGTTAATCCATACAGTACATAAACTTCAGGCAAACTATAAATGTGAGTTAGGATACGATCTACAAAAACTTATGCATACAAGTAAACAAATCTTGGATGGTGTTAAGTTCAATATAGATAGTAATGTATACTCTAACTTACAAATGGATGTATATATCCTAGAAGAGAATGAACTCCATGTTGGTGATAAACTAACTAACCGATATGGTGGTAAAGGTGTTATCTCTAATATCTTACCTGATGAACTTATGCCTCAAACTGAGGATGGTCAAAGAGTGGATATGAAATACAACCAAGCAACTGTTGTTAACCGTTTGAATCCATCTCAATTATTTGAAATGGAAATCAACTCCGCATCAGCTGCAGTAGTTCGTAATCTTAATAAGCAAGACACTAATGGATCTCTTAAGAAGATTATTAAATTTGTAAGCTTCTTTAGTCCAAGTCAAGCTAAAGAAATGGAAGCATTTGTTAGTAATAGCAATCCATCAGTTCGTATGGAGTATCTAAACTCTATTATCGAAGATGGTAATATTACTATATCCATTCTACCAATGCAAGAACCAGTTACAATAGAGACTTTACAAAAAGTTCTAGCTGAGTTCCCAGAAACAAGACATGGGTATGTATATACTCCTATGCTTGATTCTTCCAATCAAGGTATTAGATTAGTTAAATCTCTAAGACCTGTACTTGTAGCTAAACAATACGTATGTCGTTTGAAACAATATGCAGAAGAGAAGTTCTCAGCAACAAGTATGTCTTTCAGTAACAACAAAGGTGAAAATAGCCGTAATAAATCTGCTGGTCTATATAAACCTGTATATACTAATACACCTATCCGACAAGGGGAGATGGAAATTAGTGCATTAACTCATATTGGTGATGATATCAATGTAATTATGTTAATGCTCTATAGTACAGCTCCTATTGGACGTAGATCTATCAAAGATCTATTGACTAAGAATCCTAATGATGTGGATATTACTTTATCTGCAGATGCTAAATCTAGATCTGCTGAGATTGTAAATGCATATCTTAAGGCTATTGGTCTAAAATTAACATTTGAGAAGGTTCCGAAGAAATATCAAGAAGCATTATTGTATGATATTCCAGATGAAGATTTCTATACGCCTGCAATGCTCGAAGACTATTCTTATCTTAAAGCATTAAGAGAGAATGATAAGTCTAAGATGACTATTACAGTTAAAGAATTCAATGGCAAATATTATCCAGTATATGATAACTTTGTTGAACCTGGTATCCCAGCTATCATGGAAGGAGCTATGAGTAGTGAACCTCCAGAAGGTTACAGTGAAACAGATTCCTTATGGGTAACTAGGGGTATTAAGTACTTTAATAAATAAGGAGGCAATCATGATTTTAAGAGATCTTTATACGACTCTCTTACGTGGTAGTCTTGATAACGTCTTTGAAGACGAGAATTTAAGATTGATTAATGAACGGACTTCAGTTTTGTTGAATAAACCAAACTGGACCATTCAAGATATAGATGATGCTGATACAATCTTACGTATCAGCAATGTCTTATATAATAATACAGATCTAGCTGTATTGCCATTAGAAGATGGTGTTTATGATTTACTCTTAGAAGCTTATAAGAAATACAATCCTAACTTCCAAGTTGGTTCTGATGTAGTTCACTTTAAGCTCCAAGGTAAAGGTAAGGCTACAAGTAATGAAAGTTATATTGAAGCTATAGTATCTTATCCGAAGGAAACCAATGATACTCTATATAGAGATACATTCATTGAAGTTCCAACGAATAGATGGCAACCTGCAATGGATTCTAATCATGTTACAGTATCCGATAGAGGTAGAGATACAGCCCATAAATATCCTCAATTAGTTGGTACTTTAGATAAGTGTAAGTTTGTATTAGAGTCTGATGCAAAGAAAGCTTTTGTAGATAAAGATCCAAAGGTAAAGATATTTGAACGAGACTTCTTAGCTAAACATGTCATGATGGGATTGATTAATTATCAAACTCCATTTGAGATGGTAGCAGAAATCAAATATGATGGACTATCTGTAGAAGCTGAAGTAAATAATAAAGTAGTCAGTGCTAGAACTCGAGGAGATTTAGATGCTGACTTGGCTACAGATTTAACTGATATCTTATATGGTTATAGATTTCCTAATGAGTTATCTGATAATGAAGTTATCGGTATGAAGTTTGAGGCAATCATTACCAAAGAAGATCTAGTTAGATTCCAGAATGCTACTGGTAAGACTTATAAGAATATGAGAACTGCAATAGCTGGTATTATTGGTTCAGCTAATGCTAGAGATTATATTGACTTTATCACATTAGTACCATTAGCAACTTCTTTAGACTTCAATAGTCGTATAGAAGAATTAGAATTCATGAATAGATACTTTGCTACTAAAGAGCCTAATAGATATAGAATCATTCAAGGTTATTATAGCAACGTATTATTCCAAGTGAATAAGTTTGTCCAAGATGCTGATTGGTTTAGAACTTATATGCCATTTGCTTATGATGGTATTGTGGTATCTTATACTGATAAGAATATCATTCAAGCTCTTGGTCGAGAGAATCATGTGAATAAGTATAGTATTGCAATCAAGTTCAATGCTATGGTTAGATCTACAAGATTCCGTGGTTACCAATATACAGTTGGTAAGAATGGTGTTATTACACCGATGATTATGTTTGACCCAGTGGAATTCAATGGTACAGTCCATAACTTAGCAAGTAGTCATTCATATGAAAGATTCAAAGCATTATCATTAAGATACAATGATATTATCGATGTGACTTATGTCAATGATGTAATGCCATATGTATCTAGACATGATTGTGTAGAGAACGATAATAATCCAAGACCTATGGAGGATTTCATCGATAATTGCCCTGCCTGTGGTACTCTACTGGTAGAGTCCTATAGCGGCAAATCTGTGTCATGTCCTAATCCTAAATGCATTGGTCGTGGTATTGCTAGGATGGCAGATATGCTTAAAAAGATTAACTTTAGAGATTTCTCTGAAGCTACAGTTAAGGATTTAAGCATAACTTCATTCACTGATCTTCTTAATATTACACCAGATAGATTAGTAATCTTAGGTGATGTTAATAGTAAGAAGTTCATGGAGCGGGTAAACGAACTAAAGACAAAGAAAGTATATGATTATAATATCATTGGTGCTCTTGGCTTTACAGATATTGCAATTAAGACTTGGAAGATTGTACTTCATGCTTTGAAGATAGAAGAAGTATTAAACTTATCAGATAGTGAATTGCAATCTAAACTCATGAAGCTTAAAGGGATTGGTAAAGTTGCAGTAGAGACTATTCTTAATGAACGTGAAGTCTTTGCTGAAGATCTTATTACTATCATGAAAATGAATAATGTAGTCAGAACTTATAATCTAGTAGATAATCGTAAGAAGATTGTAATCACTGGGTTTAGAGATGATACATTAGCAGAGAGAATGGCACCTCTCGGGTATTTCGTTACAGATACAAGTGTAACTAGAGATACAAATATTCTAGTGATTCCTCATGTGGGATTCAGTAGTTCTAAAGTAGACAAAGCACTCAAATATGGTATTCAGATTGAGGCATTGCCTGACTTTAAAGCAAGATTTGGTTTGTAAAAAATTACAAACTAACTTACAGAATATTAATATATTATATACGTGATCATGATATAGTCTATGGTCACGTATTATATTTTATTTTCCATGCAAAGGAGACACAACCATGGTAAAAGACATTAAAGAAACAAACATTATTGAAACTGTATTGGAACGCTTGAAAGCAGAAGACCAAATTATCTTACGTTCCCATCAGTTCGTAAACGTTTTGAAATCTGTACTATTTGGTGCAGTTAAATTCTTGGCAAACACTAAGTTTGAAAACGAAGCAGCGTTGCGTGTCAATGATAAAAATGGTACATTCATTGCTGGTATTGTTTTAGAACGTGCAGTAGATGATGAAGGTAAAAACTCCTTCGAAGCTCGCTTTGAGTTAGAAGAAGATGGTATTAAAGATATCGCTACTGTATATGATTTGAGTGATGAAGAAGTTCAACGCTTCTTGAATCGTTTCATGTATGTATTGACTAATAACAAATTCGTCAATAATGCATTCGTATTCGATATCACTCGTGTAATCTTATCTTCCGTAATCAATACATTGATGAATCTTAATAAAACAGATATCGATGAAGATGGTTACGAAATTAAATTTGATGAATATCTTACAGTTACTGCAACTGAAGAAGATGGTAAACGTGTTATCGACTTCGAACCAGCTGTCGATATGAAGAAATTCATTAAAGACGATAAACTCGTTGACGTTGAATAATAACTGATAATATTGGAGGTTAGGTGAATAACCTAACCTCCCATTGTATCTTTTATTTTTAATCGGAGACACGTGAAATGAAAAAAGGCGTAATAAATGGAACGATGTATACTATTTATGACTTCGATACTGCAATGAAAAATGCTGAAGACATTAACATTGCTATCGAAGAAGATGGTAAAGTCTTTCCTATTATAGGCAAATCTAATGCATATCAAACTAATGGTGTTGTACTTGATGGATGTATGGCGACTTTCATCAGTGCAGATAAAGACCAGTCTAAGTATGAATTAGATACTATGAAGATTATTGATTTTAGTAATGCTAAGAGCATGCAAGATCAAATTGAAAAGTCTAGTGAGTTACGTTCTATGGAAGAGACTATCTTGATTAATCCTGATAATATCTTCAATGTTAGAATTAAACCAAATGACTTACCTGAGATGATTGGTCTAAAGGAAGCTGTTAATCGTAAGAATATTGATATCAATAAATATGCTTATCGGTTTGGGGATAACTTTAATAATGACCGTCGTCTATTTGAAAAGGATACTATCACGTTAGCAAAGATTAAGACAATCTCTGAAGCATTAGATATGGATTGTTATATAATCTTTGAAGATAGAGAACCAAATGTACCTAATCCAATTGGGTCACAAATTAAAGTTAAGATCACCAATATTGGGGAGGGTGACAATGAACACACAAGCTAAGTTTATCGCAGACTATAACGATAAAAATAGACCTAAGTTCAATGACAAATTCTTCACTAAGTCTGATGATGATATCATTGAAGACTTGAAGGATGTTATTCTTTCATGTGAAAGAAATAAATTCTATACTATCAAAGTATTAGGATTTGAAGTTATAGATGATTACACTGAAGTACAGAAGTTACTTATTGGTGATGAAACTCCATCTATATCTATTAAAGACTCTGACCTTAAGATATTAAAAGTAACTTATCATGTAGCTTGTACTAAAGATGAGGATACTTTCGATGTACTTATTGCGATCCCAAGAGTTATTGATGGGGCATATATCCATTTGAATGGTAATGACTATTTCCCATTATTCCAGCTAGTAGATGGTAGTACTTATAATAATACTACGGCTGCAGCTGCAAAGACTCAATCGATTACACTTAAGACAAACTCCAATGCAGTTAAGATGCTTCGTAACTTCGTTGATCTAAATACAACGAAAGAGAAGACATTACGCATGGCTATGTTTAGTGTATATCTATTTGACCATAAGGTTACACTATTCGAATACTACTTAGCTAGATTCGGATGGTATGAAACTTTAAGCAAGTTTAACTTTGAAGATATTATCAAGATTTCTGATCATGATATTGACGATCCAGAGTATTATACTTTTGCTATCGCCAATGCTCATATGAAGAATCCATTCTATATCTCTGCAGTAAAATCATTTGTAGATAATGATCGTATTCTACAATCTTTTATTGCATCATTTGCTAAAGCTATAAGCTTATATGCAACTAAGAAGACTACCTTAGACCAAATCTATACTACAGAATTCTGGGTATGTAAATTAGGTTATAACTTTGTGTCTTCTGAAACTTCAGTATTCACTAAAGGTAATGCAATCATTGAATCTTTGGAAAACTCTTATGATATTCCAACTAAGAAACGTTTGCGTCTACCTGATCATATCAAAGAAGATATCTATTCTGTATTAAAATGGATGGCATGTGAGTTCTCTTCAATTCGTTTGAAGAATAACTTAGATGCTTCCTCTAAACGGATTAGATGGTCTGAATATATTGCAGCTATGTATATCATGCTAATCAATGTTAAACTTAGACGTTTACCAGAGAAGCATGATCCTAACATGGAAGCTTATCGTATCAAACAGCAATTAAATACACCACCAATGGCTTTGATTGCTGAATTACAGAAATCTAACTTAAAGGGTTTCCGTAATATGGTTAACGATAGAGATTCATTCTTACAATTGAAATATACCATTAAAGGTCCATCTGGTCCTGGGGAATCTAATAGTAAGAATGTAGCACGTAATGTACGTGCAATCGATCCATCTCACTTAGGGATTATCGATTTGAATACATCCTCCGCATCAGATCCTGGTGTAGGTGGGATGTTATGTCCACTCAACTATGGCGTATATGAATGGAACTCTTTCACTAATGAAGAAGAACCTAATGTATGGGATGAAAACTTCAGTAAGATGCTCAACGTATACCGTGAAGAGAAAGGTTATACATCTGCAATCATGTTAGCAGATGATGCTGGATTAGAATTAACAGATACTAGAGATCCTGAAGCAGTAGCATTTGATGCCCATTTACTTGGTCAAACAATTGCTAAGATAGCTAGAACTCGAGCATTTGAGAAACAACTTCGTCCAGCTTTAATTAACATGGAAGACAGCTGTTCAATATACTTTGAGGAGGTTTAAGATGGCTGATATCTACTACAGATATTTCGTGTTCTCCAGAACTCAAATGGAAGCACTTAAAGAACGCTATAATAAACTTGGTAAGGATATTGAATTCGGTAAAGTAGTAGTTGGCGGTGTCAAGAAAGAATACACTGATATTCTTCTTGACATGAGTCAAGCTAAATACTCCGATTCAATTAAAGTTGCTGAGGGCGATATTCGCCGTATTATTTATACGAAGACTAAATAGGAGGATTCTATGCAAGTAGGACAAGCAAATACTGATATTCATAATTTTGGTCACTATCTAGTTAAGCTTCTTGATACAAACTCTTTATATTGGGATAAACTAGAAAGTATTTCTCCAGACTATGATCTTCTCAATGACCATAACGAAAGTTACTTTATTAAGACTGATGAACTTTTGGAAGCTAAAGAAGGTTTCATCATTAGTTCTCATTCTTATGGTCGTAAGTTAAATATTCGTGGTAAAAATATCATCTTGGTATACAATGAAGATATTGAAGCTGAATACTTAACTGATAATCCATTCAGTGTAGCTGTGAATCGTGAATCTGATTCTATGCATACATTATTGATTAACTTTAACGTATTTGTTAAGTTAGTTGCTAAGAAAGATTATAATGGTATTTACTCATTCTTCGCTACATTCTTTAAATGGTTATGTGGTGTAGAATCTGCACAATCTCATTTATATTCAGTTCTTACATATATCGATGTAGTTTATCATAACCTAGGTCTAGAAAAAGTTAAAACTTTCATTGACTTCAATCTTGCTAAATCTACTGATATCTTAAGCCAAGTAGTTATGAGTAAATTTAACGTACCAAATGTACATGGTTTTGTTGCTAGAGTATTAGCTATCATGGAAGTAGACAATAATAATATCTTTGCAGAGCTATTCTATTATCCAAGATATACTAATGATCTTATTAAGGCTGGTATTGAACCAGAATTCAGTCTTAAAGGATTCCTAGCTACTATTGAAGAAGCATTTGAGCATCAACATGATGAAAATATCGAATTACGTGACGCATTCATAGATGCTAACTACTTCAATAATGCTACTATGGAAGTTGATGCTGAAAGTAAATATGAAAAGATCGTATTCACTCAATTACTTGAGTTCGAACCACGTCTAGAACAACAAATCGATTTACTATTCGGTATGCCTAAAGAACTTTTGGAAACTACTATGGATATTATCTACAAAACTATTGATGACTGTATTGAAAAATATGGTATCAAACAAATAGATCCAGAAGAAGAAAAAGAACGTAAACTTCAATTAGAATCTGATATTGAAGACCAAATCAAGAAAGCTATTGAAGGAATGGATAAGAAATAATATATTACCCTCTAGGATACATAATCCTAGAGGGTTTTATTTTTTAAGGTGGTGAGATATATGAAAGAAGCAGTTATCGATAACTGTACTTGCCCTAAGTGTTATTCAAAGAACTTTGATCTATATACTGCTAATGGTAAAGCAGTAAGTTATGCTAATATCATTCTTGCATTCAGTAAAGATCCTAAACAGGTACTAGATAATTTGAATAGATACCAATTATATAAATTCAAATGTAATGATTGTGGTAAATCTTTCTCTATTGATTGGAGATGGGGATTACCATACCCTACAATGGAGAAGATAGACGTATAGCCTCGAACAAAGCAATAATAAATGAAAGGAGAATTTACTTATGATTTCAAAGAATAATCTACTATATGTCATAGGTACTATTATTTATATTGCTTGTTTCGGTTACATTGTACATGATATGCTTCAAGCTCCTGAAGGTCGTGTATTAATCTTTATTTATACCACTTCAGTGATTTTGACTGCATTAATTATTGTAATTGGTTATAAGATATCTAAGGCACTCTTACACATACTTGAAAAGTATATGGGAGAGTAATAAGATATGATTGAAATAACTATAGCTATTCTTATCGCAGCAGGCATGCTGACTGTTATTTCTAACATTAGCTTCATTGTTAATGTCGGATTAATTATGTTAACATTGTTATGTATCTTATCTAATGATAATAACAAAAAAAGGTAAATTTATGATGGCTTTTGATCTTTTATTGGCATTAGTCATCGTAGGTAGTATTGTCTACAAAGTTATGAGTGGACAAGAGCTTACTCACGATTATATAATGTCTATAATGTCAGTAGTCTTACTATTTATTATCTATAAATCTATAAAAGTAAAATAGTAATCTACACTAAACAAGTTAATACTTTATGTATAATTTGTTATGGAGAGGAATGTTATACGTAATGAATGTAACTTTAGCGATAACGGCATTGTTTATCATCATTATTATATCTCTATTGTGGATGGTAGCTAGAGTCTTATATAAAGATCATCTATCTGATTCTCCACTCTATATAATAACTGATAAACGCAGTATGATTATTGATGAAACAGATAACTATCTTAAGTTAATCCATAACGAGAGATCAATATTTCTGGTAGAACTCAATGGTGAATTCTTTGTTAATGTAACTGGAAGATCATACGATCAAGTAAAGATTGGTGATCAAGTTATATTAGCATCTGGTCCCACTACTCGGGACTTCATTATTAAAAAATTGTAGGTAAATTGTAATGAAACTATTATCAATCCGACTTGAAAACTACATAGGTATTTACAATGGTCGTGGTGATAATATCTTAGAGGTAGACTTATCACAGTCTACCTCTAATATCGTCATCATTCGTGGCTCCAATGGTTCTGGTAAGTCCACTTTATTAAAAGCTTTATCTCCACTTCAAGATGATAATAATGCTATCATCCCTGGATTGGAGGGTAAGAAAACTTTAAGATATCTTTACAATAATGAAGTATATGAAATATTATACGTTCATCCAGTAAAGACTGATGGCTCTAGAGGTCAAGTTAAGATGCAAGTATATAAAGGAATGAACCGTGTTGAGTTGAATCCTACTTGGAACGTGACTTCTGGTAAAGACATCATATTTGATTTATTTAACTTAGATGCTAACTTCCTTACACTATCTCAGCTATCATCTGAAGATAGAGGGTTAGCAGATAAGAAACCTGCAGAACGTAAGAAGTTCGTTAATAGTATTATTAATGGTATTGAAGTATACAACAACATGTATAAAGTCATTACTAAGAAATACTCTACGTTCAAGAATCTCATTAGTACTATATCTTCTAAGATCAATCAAATTGGTAATATAGAAGAATTGAACTCTAGATATAATAATATCACTAGACAAGTTGAAGATGTATCTAGAGAACGAGATAGAGCAGTTATTGAAGCATCTAAGATTGATGCGGAGATTGGTATCTTGACTAGAGATAATAATCTTGAAGAATTCTATAAGATTAACGAAGAGATACGAGAGAATCTAGATTATATTAGAGCATCTAAATCCCAAGTTATTAATCTTTCTAAAGGAGAATTATCTAGTGAAGATCTAAATGAACTAAAAGATATTATTGATAGAAGTCTACGTACTTTTGATAAAGATATATCTAAATGGAAATCTGAAGAAGCTGTAGCTAACGCTAAGATTGAGAATATATCTAAAGAAAAAGAAGATACGTTTAAGTCTTTACAAACTAAGATCACTAAACGTGGTACTTTATTAGATGGAGGATTCAGTGATTCTGATCTATCCCTATATAAAGATACTAAAGCTAAGATAGATGAACTTGAAAGTGATATCAATAGTTTAAATTCTTCTATTAAGAATCTTTCTGAAGCAGAGGCATTAGTTAATGCTATGGAAATGATTGTCCCAGTGTTAGATAGTCTTTATAATGGTTTAGATGCTACCACTAAGAAAGAGAAATATGATTTCGTTAAGACTACACTAGATAATGATGGTAAGTATGTAGATCAAACTATTGAATTGACTCGTACTTATAATGAAGTATCTAGAACTGTGACTGAATTAGAGTCTGAAATACTAGCTTATGAGATTCTATTCGATAAAGCTAAATCTTTAGCATTAAGACCTAAAGATTGTAAGATAGATGATTGCTCTTTTGTTAAAGAAGCAATTGAAGCATCATCTAAACACCCAGAGAAACGCATCAATGATATCAATAAAGAAATTGATGAGTCTAATAAACTTTTAAAATCTCTAGAGAAAGATATTGAGTCTTATAAAGAACTATATGACTTCAATAAGAGATTTACAAATCTTCATGGTATGGTATTATCTTTCAGAAAGCTATTAGAAAAGAGTCCAGTTGATTATATCATCGACCCATATCAACTATTAGCTTCTTTAGACCATATGGAAAAATTAATGATCGACTTCAATCAGATTCGTGGTATCTTTAATATTATTACCACTAAATCTAACTATGAGGAAATCATTGAATCATTAAAAGAACCAGCGGCGAAGTATGAAGCAAACAAGGCTCTAATCGATGAATTAGATTCTGACATCGCTTCATTGAAAGATAAACTGTCAACTATAAGTTTACAGTTGACTACTGAGAATGAATCTATTGATGAAATTACTAATAATATCTCCATTACAGAGTTTAAGATTGAAGTATATACTAAATGTAAGTCTTTAGTAGATGAGTGTATTGGACTTGAAGAGAGAAACAATGAGCTTCAATCTCAAATTAATTCTTTATCAGATATAGCCTTTAAGGTTAAAGATCTTGAGACTAGAATGGATGAAGCTAAGTCTAGAGCTGATAGATTAAATAATGACTTAAATGCTATTCTTAGTGAAAGAGATAAGATAGCATCGAATAAAACGTTGTTAGAAGACTATATCAGGGACCTAGACCTGTATAACAAGAATTTCTCGATTCTCGAAACTATACGTTACTATTTAAGCCCAACTACGGGCATCCAGACAGTGTTTATGAGAACGTACATGGGAAATATTATTTTGAAGGCTAATGAATTACTAAGTTTAATATTCAATGGTCAATTCATTATACAACCATTTGTTATCAATGAAGCTGAATTTAGAATACCTTGTTTAGGTAATGGTTTAGTTAATGATGATATCTCATCTATGAGTACAAGTCAAATCTGTATAATTAGTATGATCTTATCATTTGCTATTCTATCTAACTCATCTACTGATTATAATATCTTAAAGCTAGATGAAATTGATGGTGGTCTTGATACAGAGAATCGCATTCAATTCATTGGTTTATTGAAACAACTTATTACCATGGTAGGATGTGAGCAATGTTTCCTTATTAGTCATAATATGGAATATGATGCTGACACTACTGTGATTGATATGGCTGCTAGACCAGTATTAGTTAGATAGGAGGTCCTATTACATGTATGATTTTGCAAGTGCATATGTACTAGCTAGAACTTTAGAGATTGTTGCATCTGCTGCAGCAATTGGTTTAGTTATAACTATGGTTGTTCAAGATTAATATAATGGACTAGTCTCTTAGTAGACTAGTCCGTTTTCTTTTTTGTAATACTCCTAAATTATAGCTGTATATTATTAAGGTGATATGATATAGTTATTAGTTTATATAAGGAGGAAACATATCATGTTAGGACATTTGAAAATTGTATTAGTTGGTTTGGTTACATTAGCATTCAGCTACTTTATCGATCAAAGTAATCAAGATTCTCTTGGTATTATCATTCTACTAGCACCACTATATTCTATTGGTGCAGTTATTAGTCTAATCGGTCTTGCTGGTATAGCTGATCGCTTCATTAATCTATTACCAAAACGCAAAAGAGCTAGACGATAAGCGTCTAGCTCTATTTATTTTTTGACATTCTATTAATATTATTTTTCCCATAAGGAGGAAACAAAAGATGAAAACTGAATTATTTATTATTATTGCAAGTGTGATCGCTATCGGTCTCAATGTAATTTCAATGGGTCCATCTATTATGAATATTATGGATGGATACAATTTGAAGATGTCTTATGCATTAGTATGCACAAACATCTCCATTATTATTATTTCAATCATCTTGTCTTACGTAGCAGTAAGTTTAAAAAACAACAAATAGACGACATCTTAATAGGAGGATATATGTTTAGAAAGAAGACTCAACTATATCTAATTCATATAATCTTATTAAATGTCTTTTTATTAGCTGCAAGTTATATGCGTAAATTTTCTATGTTACTGATGTGGATTTTGTTTATACTTGCAGCTATTTCATTAGCATGGTTATTATATAACTCTGTTGATAGAAGGTGAAATTGTTGATCAAGTTGTTTAGTCTTATAGGAATCTTAATTTGTCCATGGATGATTTTGATTCCTTTATTTCTATTAGAATGGATTACAGGTTCACATATGAGGGATACACCTTATGTGATTGGAATACTGATAATCTATGATTTTGGTATGGGATTCTTATTGACATACCGGTATATTATGGATAAGATTGGAGGGAAGTAATGATACCAAGTAGTAATTTAACCAAATATGATTACTATTATCTCAGTGTCGCAAATAAGATATTGAGTGAAGGTGATATGCGAGATAACCGTACAGGTATTCGAGCTATCTCTTTACCTCATGTCTGTATGACATTTGATTTGGAAGACGCATTTCCAATTCTAGCTTCTAAGTTTGTAGGATTTAAAACTACAGTGAAGGAGCTATTATGGATTTGGCAAATGCAATCTAATGATGTCCGTAAACTCCAAGATATGGGAGTACATATCTGGGATGAATGGATGCGTGAAGATGGAACTATTGGTAAAGCTTATGGATATCAATTAGCTAAATATAAGCAAGTTGATAATCTTATTAAGACTATCAAAGAAGATCCAACAAATCGCCGTATGGTTGTAACTCTTTGGAATATCGAAGACTTGCCAGATATGGCATTGCAACCGTGTGCATTCCAAACACTTTGGAATATTAATCATGGTAGACTGAATTGTATGCTAACTATTCGTAGCAATGATTGGTTCTTAGGTCAACCATTCAACGTTACTCAGTATGCAGTCTTAGTGCACATGATTGCTCAGGTTACTGGATATAAACCTGGGCAGTTGACTGTGTGTATTAATGATGCTCATATCTATGAGAATCATATACCTCAAATGCAACAACAAATGGGGCTAGTTGATCTAAATGATCTTACAGACACTATTAAAACTAATAGAGAATGTAAACCTCAACTAGTTCTAAATCCAGAGGTGAAAGACTTCTATGATTTTAAGATTGAAGACTTTAGTCTAGAAGGATATACTCCAGGTCCAAAGATTAAAGCAGAAGTAGCGGTTTAGTAGTTTAAAAGAAAGATCAGGGAAAAGTTATGCTATTAACTCTCATAGCAACTTATGACAATTCACGGCATCTAGTTAATTCGATGGGAGAGAAGATTTTAACAGTGCCTAAATTTGAAACAGAGATGAGAAATATCACTCTAGGTTGTACAGTAATCATGGGAAGAGAGACCTTTGATAAACAATCTAGTCTATTGAACCATCGCAATTATATAGTTTTGAGTACAAACAAAGATTATAGAGTTAGTAATCCAAAAGTAAAAGTAATGCATTCTCCTGAGGAGATCATCCAATACTTAGAAGATACTGATGTAAAACAAGCATACGTTGTAGGAGGAGCTAAGACATTTAGTTCCTTTACTAAGTATGCTACCCGCTTTATAATTTGTCATATCCATAGCAATAGTATGAATGGACGTGAAAAGTTCCCACTTCTTAGGAAAAAAGATTTCCATATAGAAGTAACAGCTACTAAGCAGTATTATGATATTGATGGAACTAAACGTACATTTGCATATCATAAAGAAACTTTCTTCAGACGTGATGAAAGTAAGATAATCGATATGCGTAGATCTAAAGTCCCATTGGTTCTAAGTTTAGATAACCAAAATAAAAAATAGTCATATATTATTGATGTGAATTAATGGTTATAACATTGCCTATTCATTGTGAAAACGAATAGGCAGTGGTTTATAATATAGTGTATTTTAATTTTATTTAGGAGGTTCATTATGAACAAGAAAAACGGTAAGACAATTTTAACAACTTTAGTATTGAGTGCAATGGCAGCATCCACATTTGCAGCTGGGGTTAACAACACAGTTGATCCAAATGCAACAGGATACGGTGCCGAATCCTATGGCAAAGATAATGCCATCACTACAACAGGCACATCAGCATTTGCTGTTGGCTTTGAAAATACTGTAAGTGGTGCTAACTCTCTTGTATACGGTCACAACAATAAAGCGACCGGTGCAAACAGCTTCGCTGGTGGCGAAAATTCCGAGGCAAAGGGCTATAGTAGCCTAGCTATTGGTTCATCTTCCCAAGCATTAAAAGATTACACCTTTGCAATTGGGTCTCAAGCCCGTGCAGCTGCAGATAATACTGTAGCTATCGGCAATGGCGCTTATGCTAATAAAGATAATGCATTGGCTCTTGGTGCTGTTACTTCAGTAGATGGTAAAGATTCTATTGCACTTGGCTCACATGTTCAATCTCATGCTGATAACAACGTAGCTATTGGTACAGCAGTTAATACTAATAGTAATGATAGTGTTGGTATCGGTACTGCAGTTACTACTAATAGTAATAATAGTGTAGGTATCGGTAACCACGTTACTAATAACCTTGGTAATAGCATCGGTATCGGCAATGGGGTTGCTACCGACTTTAATACTATTGGTATCGGCAATGGTGTCGAAACTAAGGTTCAAGACACTATTGCTATTGGTAACGGCGTAATTTCTGATGGCGAATCTTCAGTAGCTATCGGTAATGCTATCCATGCAGAAGGTACCAAAACTGTAAACATTGGTACAAATGTAAATGCAAAAGGCGTATCTTCTATTGTTATTGGTCGTGATACAACTGTAAATGGCGATGATACTACAGTAGTAGGCGCCAATAATGGTTTTGTTAATGCTGATCAATCCGTTGTAGTTGGTTATAACAACGTAGTTCAAGATGCATCTAAAGAACAGTTAATCTTTGGTGCAAATTCCACAACTAAAGAGCAAGGAGCAACAGTTGTAGGCTCCCATGCTCAAGCTACAGCTGTTGATGCATTTGCTATTGGTAATAATACTATCGCCGATTTACAAAATGGCGTAGCTCTTGGTTCTAACTCTGTAACTGAATTACAAGTTGGTACAACTAATATCAAAGATAACACAACAGATATTCGCTTCAGCAATTCTACATATGCTGGTAGCAATCCTGACTCTGTTGTAAGCTTTGGTACACATGGTCGTGCTGGCGCTGGTGGTGTAACAGAATACACTCGTCAATTGCAAAATCTAGCAGCTGGTCGAGTATCTGCTACATCCACTGATGGTATTAATGGTTCCCAATTGTACGACGTTGCATTGGAAGCGCAAAAGCACAATACTCTTGTAGATGGAACTAATACAACAGTTACATCTCAAGACAACGCTTTTGGGCGTAAAGAATACAAAGTTAACGTTAACCGTGATTTGACTAATATGAACTCTGTTCAATTCAATACAGTTAATGATCCACAACGTAACTTTGTAACCAAAGACGGTATGCATGTATTCAATGGCGATGTGAATACTAACTATGGTCCTAATGGTATCAAGATTGAAAATACTGATAATCTTGATACAGCAGAATATAATATGGATGGCATCAATATCAATTCTAACGGCAAGAACGTTAAATTTGGTACTGATGGTATCAGCGCTGGCGATCAAATCATTAACAATGTAAAAGCTGGTGTAGCAGATACTGATGCAGTTAACGTAGCTCAATTGAATGGTCTTCGTAAAGACGTTGAAGATTTAGCGGATGCTCAAAACCAAGTTAACACTGCAGTTGAAAATACTTTAGCTAACCATAAAACTGCAATCAATAATGCAATGGCTGAAGCTAAAAAACATACTACAGTTGTAGCTGGTGATAATGTAGCTGTATCTGAAGGTACAAATGCAGCTGGTGGTAAAGAATATACTGTATCTGTTAAGAAAGATCTTACAGATATGAATTCTGTAGCATTTGGTAAAAATACTGATCCTAAACATGCAGTTGTAACTAAAGATGGTTTGATTGCATTCGATGGTGATGTTGATACTAAACACGATGCTAATGGTGTTACAATTGAAAACCGTAATACATTGGATACAGCATCCTATGGCATCGACGGCATGACTGCAAGTGGCGCTAATGGTACAGTTTCCTTCACAACTACAAATGTAGATGTAGCTGGTAACCAAATCCATAACGTAGCTACTGGTACAGCTGGTACTGATGCAGTTAACGTTGATCAATTGAATTCTGTAGTTGCAGCTAACAAAGCAGTTGAATCTGTGGTAGCAGATAACCAAGTAGACAATATTGCTGCAGTTCGTGTAACTAATGGTAAATCCACTGGTGATGCGAATGCAACATACGGTGTTTATGTAAGCAAAAACACTGTACGTAATATTGCTAAAGATGCTGTTACATTCAAAGGTGATGACGTTATCAAAGTAACTCGTCAAGTGAATGAAAATGGTGCTGATGTAGTTACTACTACATACAATGGTGGTAATGCAGCTAAAGTAACTCCATTAACTTACAAAGCTAATGGTGGTGCAGCTAATACTACTACTCTTGCTACAGGTCTTGACTTCACTAATGGCAGCAATACTACAGCTTCTGTATCGGCTAATGGTGTAGTTAAATACGATCTTAATAAAGATCTAAAAGATCTTGACTCTGCTAAATTCAATGGTGGTGTAGTTATCAACAACGATGGTATCAATGCTGGTAATAAAACAATCACTAATGTAGCAGCTGGTCAAAACGGTACTGATGCAGTTAACGTTAACCAATTAACTAGTGCTATTGATCAAGTTAATAGCAATGCTAGCAAATTAGGTAATGTAGTTCGTGCTAACCAAGAAGAAGCTCGTAAAGGTATTGCTGGTACTGCGGCATTAGCTGGTTTACATCCATTAGACTTCGATCCAGACCATAAATTAGACATCATGGCTGGTTATGGTCATTTCCACAATGCTAATGCTGGTGCAGTAGGTATTGCTTATCGTCCTAACGAAGACTTGATGTTCACAGCTGGTACTACATTCGGTAGTGATAATGTAATCAATGCTGGTGTTACTTATAAAGTAGGTGCTCGTTCTGAAGTATCCCGCTCCAAAGTAGCAATGGCTAAAGACTTGGCTGAAGCTAAGAAAGAAATTGCTCAACTTCAATCTGACAATGCTAAATTCAAAGCTATCTTGAATGCAGTACTTGGTCTTGATTTACCTCAAGAAGCTAATACAGTATTCCCTGATATCGAAGAAAATCATTGGGCTTATGTAGCAGTTGATGATATGGCTAAACGTGGTCTTTTAGTTGGTTACCCAGATGGCACATTCAAAGGCGACCGTGCAGTTACACGTTATGAATTCGCTGAAGTAATTCATCGTGCAATTGAAAAAGCCAAAGAATTAGGTCAAACAGTTGATAGCCGTTTGGTTGAAGAATTCAAACCTGAATTGATGCGTTATGCTGTTGAAGGTAAAAAACTTGAACGTGTTCATGTAAACAAATCTACAAAAGAAGTTAAACGTGATCAATACGGTACAATCATCACTAAATAATAAATAAATGAATAATGGGTAAAGGTCCTAGTGACCTTTACCCTCATTTATTTTTTTGTAAATATGAGCTAAAAATGAAACTTAGTTTCCCCATTATACATTATAATAGGCATCAAGATTTAGATGTCATTATTTTTTTATAAGGAGAATTTTAATATGGAAAAAGTTTTACCATCTGATCTTCTAAATATGGTTCAAGGTGTTATTGAGGATAATAAACTATCCTTTGATATCTCTGAATTAAACTTAGAAGCAGATCAAACTGGTTATGTTGTTATTAGTAATAAAGATGCTTATCTTATGATTAATAAGACACAACCTAAAGAGTTTAAAATTATTGAACGTAACGAAGTTATTTCTGATAAAGAAGTAACTCCTAGTACAGCTGAGTTTATCTTTGATATCAATAAAGATAAAGCAAGCTATCGTAAAGATGAAAATGTAGTCTTGACGTTCAAAGTTAAAAATACAGAAGAAGATTCTCCTATGGTAGTTAAAGTAGACTTATTCAAAGTTAATACTTTAGTGGCTACTGTATTTGAAGATTCTAAATTGTATTTACGTAAGAATGAATCTAAAGACTATAGTGTAACTATTCCAGCTAAATTGCTCGAAAATAACACTGGTTATTTATTGACAATCAAAGTTGATGGTATCACTAGTAAATTTGATTTTATGACAACTGCATTCTCTGTAGAAGATGACTGGACTATCTATCCTAGATATGGCGTAGTAGGCGGTTCTGGGGATGACTATAATTCTATTTTGTTGAAAAACGAAGACCGCTATATGAGTGGTCTTGGGGTCATGACAAATATGAATATTAATAGCTATTTCTTCTACGATGCATATAAATCCCCACAAAATCCATTCCCTATTGATCAAGATCAATTCTCTCAAGATTGGAATACTTGGAGTCATAGTAAAGTAGATGTTAAGATGGTTACAAAGATGACTGACTATATGCACTCTAAAGGATCTGTAGCAATGCTCTACAATATGTGCTTTGCTCGTTCTATTGATGAACCAGAAACTGTATCTGCTATTGAATATGCATATAACCATGACACATATGGTCTTAACAAGAAAGGTACTCCATATATTAATTACATTGATGGCAAACCTTTCCAATATTACTATCATCCTATGAGTAAACCTTGGAGAGATCATATCTCTAAAGTTATGATTGAAGCTATGGAAAATGGTGGCTTTGATGGTTGGCAAGGCGATACTATTGGTGATCGTACTATCAATGCATATTATGATGCTGATAGTGATGCTCACTATATGAGTGATTACTATGGTGACTTCATTGCTGATATGAAGAAACGTATGCCAGATAAATATGTAACTATCAATGATGTTAATGGTGAGCATATTGATAAGATGCTTAAATCTAATCAAGATGTTGTATATAATGAAATCTGGTCCTTTGGTCAATCTGCTTTAGTTATTGACGGTCAATATCGTTCTCAAACTGAGTACGGTGATCTTAAAGCTCGTGTAGATGATGTACGTCGTAAGACTGGTAAATCTCTTATCGTTGGTGCTTACATGGAAGGTCCTGATACTGAATGGAAAGACGGTAAACGTGTAGCTAAGAATGGCTCTGGTGAAGATTCCATTAATGATGAAACTTATAATGCTTCTGCAGTATTATTAACTACAGCTACAATTGCAGCTGCAGGTGGTTACCATATGAGCTCTGCTGTCTTAGCTAATAGAATGAATAATGAAGGCTGGGGTATCGGTGTTCTTGAAAAAGACTACTATCCTACACAAAGTCTTCGTACTGATTTATTGATTGCTCGTAAAGTATCTGACTATAATCAATTTATCACTGCATATGAAACAGTATTGCGTGGTAAAGGATTAGAAGATTCTGATACTTTTGTAGAAGTAACCAATAAATATGGTTTCAAACAAAACTGGGATAAGTATGGTACTAGAGGATTCCAAATCTGGACTTGGACTAAACAAGGTGTTGGTTTCAGAACTATCCAAATGATCAACTTATCTGAAGTAGTATCTAACTGGAAGAATGAAGCTGGCTCTAAAGAAAACAAAACTCCTGCATTCCAAAATGATCTATTTGTTAAATATGAAGTCGGTACTGATGGAGAGTTAGCTAATAGATTAGCTGATAAAGTATTCTTAACTTCTCCAGATGACTGGTCTAAATCTGCTATGGTTAAATGTCAAGTTAACGTAGAAGAAAAAGACGGTAAATATTATTTGAATATCGAAGTTCCTACATTAGATATTTGGAATATGATTTATATTGCTGAAGACTAATAATATCGGAAGAGGGCATTCAATGTCCTCTTCCATATTTTTAATCATATATTATTACTATGAATCAGGTTTATGTTATTTTAAAAGAAAGGATACTGATCAAAATGAAAAAAGAAGAACTAAGAAAGTTGTACTCTATTCTATATACAGAGGAGTACATGATGAATGTCGATATCAAATTAATGGTTAATGAATTAACCAATAATGATAGCGAATCATTTAATACTACATTGGTAGATGGTACTATTGTTAGAGTATTACCAAGTGGGATGTTATTCTTAAACAAGGAAACAGATAATGCAGTCCAAATTACATTGGGATCTACATTACCATCTATAGTTAAGAATTCTACAAAAGAAGATTTAGAGACATTATCTAATCATTTCTTCTTATTAGCTGATAAGCTAGAGAATGTTGATGATGTGTCCAGTATTTCAGCTAGACTTGTATCTAGTCGTTTAAATTATATTATTAAGACTTTATACTAGGAGGTTAATATGAACAACTTATATTATGGTGCATGGGAAGAATTCAGATTTATTGCTAATGATTTTCTTGATAGTGTAAAAGAAGATATCGAATATACATTAGATGGTAGATCTGCAGGTGATGTAAAAGTTAAAGTGTCTAAAGACACTAAACTAATGGAGTTTACTATTAATGCAATTAAATTTGAATTTGATAGAAGACTTGTAATTGACGATCACTTCATGACAGTACTTAGAAACAATCCATATCCACTATATATGATGGTTAATCTATTCCATCAAATGTATAGAGATAATACATTTAATGCTATTGATGAAGAGAATAGAAACTATATCGCTAGAATGGCTGAAGGATTCTTATATCTTCGTGGATGGTTTGCAGACCCAGAGATTGAGCAAGTTGAGAATGCTGACTGGGAAAGAGAAACTAGAATTCGTAATAGAGAGAATAATGAATTCTGGAAAGAATACTATGAAGCCAACCCTAACGATATTTAATGGAGGTATTTAAAATGAGAGAACTTATTATTTGTGCATGTTTATTTGGTTGCTTTGGAGTAGCTAATGCAGCTGCTCCAGTAGAGCAACCAAAAGAGGTTAAAGTCGTTCATAATGATGATAATGTAGCTCTACATAAGAAAGTATATAAATTAGAGCAACGTATTGAACGTCTAGAAAAGTTATTAGCAGAAAAGGAAGGTAAATAATTATGGCTCTTATTGGTATGGGAAATAATAAACTAATCTGTTTCTTAATTCATTTAGAAAAGACAGATCAAAAGAGATATGCGGCTATTAGAAGTAAAGCATATGAATATATGAGAGATCATGCAAGTGATATCATGTATATGAATTCTAATATTACTACTAGTGAAGCAATCGATATCGTAAAATTAGCATACGCAGTAATTAAAGCTATTATTAGACTTTTCAGCTCTGAGAAGAAAACTCGTGATGAAGAGATTGCAGAAGTTTTATCAAAATATACACGTATGGAATTATGTGAATCTGTACGTAGAGTCGATTGTATGACTTCTAAAGAGAAGATTGAACACTTAGAAAAATATGACGAATAGGAGGAATACAATGAGTAATCTTACAGTTGACGATATTAAAATATTTCTGAATGGCATCAAGGGTATGAAATATACCCTTGATATAACCTCTAGTACATTTGATGTATCTTATAAGAATTATGACTTTACAATCAGTAAAGGTGATAATTGTTGGGTAATAGGACGTAATAGATTTAATATCATTAAAGAAGTTGTATTTAATATGGATAAACTTTTTGAAACTATTAAGTCTATTATAGATGAGGTAGATAATTTAGATAAAGCTAATGAATCAAAAATATTTAATATGGCTAGAGATTATGGGTTTAAACTTATTCCAATTAATAATAATAAGAAAGTTACAATTCTTAGACTAGAAGGATTTACTGACTATAATGATATTATACTATATACACCATATCCATTCGCTTGGATTATTGAATGTAGGTTCATGGAATTAGCTACTAAACCAATAAAGGATAGTTTGATCATTAGTGGTATACTTAGTGTCATTAAGAAAAATATTCTTTCCAATCCATTACCCACTGGTATTAGCGATATGCATGAAATAACTAATAATAAATATGTATCTATTCCAATACGTAAGATTGAGTTAGAACTAGATGCATATGAGTATGATTATAAGACTGAGTTTGTTGATGACTCTGTTGTTATTAATGCTACATATAGTGATGATGTTAAATTGATTTTAATTAGAAGTGAATTAAATGAATGGTCTCTTGCAGAGCATAAAGTTGACAAAAGCGTTAATGTATACGCTTTAGAATCTATTGATGATGTAAGAGAAATACTTTCTGATATTAAATCTAGTAGTGATTGGAATAGACCTAGTGTAGTTAAAGAAGAGCTATTCTCTTCTTTACCAGATGGGAGTATAGATATGGACTTTAAACAAACAGGAAAATTAGAATTGGATTTCGTTAATGACTATAAATTGATGAAGTCTATCGAACGTTCAGTTAATGATAACCTAAAAGTTATTACTGATGCATTCTATAAGTATACTAAAGTAGATGCACCAGCAACAATTATTGCTGACGATAATAATAAGGTATTCTTCTTTGTAGAGCATGAGAATGCTTCAGAGCTCAACTTTGAGTTCTTTATTGGAGGCGATCTATATAGTTACTCTTATACTAATCGTGGTATTAGATTATTAGATGAGTATAATAAGCAAGCTGTAATGAGATTAGCTAATCTTATCGAAAGAACTGTTAAAGTTTGGCTAAATAAATTCTCTTCAAAAGAAGACTTCATTGAGGTATCCGATAGAGTATTATCCTCAGCTGAAAATATCAAAGTTATGATTGGCTTAATGGCTAGAACTATTGATATTTACAACCAATAATACATCTAAGTAATGTGTTGGCAGGAGTAGGGATTAAATCCCTACTCCTTCCTGTTTTTCTTTTTTGTCATAATGGATATTTATAGCTATATATTATTAAGGTGATATGATGATATAGTTTATAGTTAAGCCGCATGGCAAGAAAGGATTCATATCATGACTAAAACTAAATTCTATGAAGTATCTAAAGTAATGGAAATGGTGGAACTTATTTTGAATAAGTTCTACAATGATATGGATGAAAACCATATTATTGATAGCGTTTTCTGCTGTTATGAAGAATATTTCACCATCTACCATCCGTTAGAAGGGCACATCAAGTCAAATGATACCTTTGAGGTAATTGAGAATGGTGAGTATATCTTGAAGATGTTAGCCATCACCAATAAGTACAACGATATGGGATGGGGACCATATTTGACAGCATTAGAGTTGGGGATTGAAAAGATCTCTAAGTTAATGTAAGAGAATAAAGAGTAGAGGGTCAACCTCTACTCTTCATCTTTTATTTTTTTCTTTTTTATTAATAATTAGATTCTACCATTTTAATCAAGCCATTTTCATTAACAGCTAATGGGAAGTTCATATTCAAATTAGAGTTACGTGCAATACCAGTTTGGAAGTTGATATTCATATCTTCTAATAAGAATGGATCTGGTAAACTCATATTATCAATTTGCTCACCAGTTTTAATATTCATACAACGGAACTCTCTAGATTCTGTTTTTGGATCAAATACCACTACAGTCTTAATATCTGGATTGTGTTCCATAATCATACGATTTTGTTCAGGAGTGAATAATTCATCATTAGTCATCATAGGTTGATAAATATCCATACCGCCTTGTTGTTGAACCATTAATGGTACATCACCACTTTCTAATCTAGGTGGAATGAACCCAGTTTCAAGTTGTTGACGTGGAGTATTGATGATATTTTCATATAAGCCCATGATAGCAGCTTCATCACTACCACTATTATCAAGTTTAAGTTCTTTAGTACGTTTAAGTTCCATATCATGACATTTAGAGATAACAGAGTTAAGCTCTTTAATAGCAGATAACTTAGTACTAGATAGAGATGAGATAGTAGCAGAAATATCAGTTAGATATTGATATTTACCACGTATCTTAGATAAACGGATATCATTGAATTCTTGTTTTAATTCACCTTGAAGACCATCGATTTGACCAATCATGATTTTGATCAAATCATTAGTTTCTTCATAAGAATCAATGTATGGTTTATTGGTAACAATCTCTTCAGCATCACCACCAACTGCAATGTCATCATTGTCTTTATTTTTTCTTGGTCGACCACGTTTTCGTGGTTTAATCAAAGTACTTTCATCGATAGGAGAATTCTCCACTACAATTTTTTTACCTTGACCTGTTGCAAATTTATTAAATATGGATGAGCCACTAAAACTAGGTTTAGTTACTGGCTCTTCTACGGTAATATTACCTTCCATAATAGCTTCTGTATATTGCATAATTTAATCCCTCCTTTATGGGTTATTTTAAAGTTCTATGTATATATTCTTATAATGCCTAAAAACGTCGAATTATAAAAAAATAAACTCCCAGATACATTAAAGTAGGTATAAATACGAAGGAGGATTTAAATATGGCTAACATCTTAAACATATTTAACCAGTTCCCAAAAGACTATAATTTAACGATTTTGCAAACATTCTTTGCAAAACCTTATAAGCAAGAAAATGGTAAATGGACTAAACCATCTTTGAGTTTAGTCGCTAAAGATAATAATACAGGTAAGAAACACGTATGTGAAATTGAAGATCCAGAGTATATTTGGTTTGTAGCAAAAGAACCAGATAAACTTACTCATCATTATGACTTCTTACCAAAGAATGAATTAGAAGCTATTCAATGTCCTAATAGAGAATTAGAGAAATGTATAGCTCAAACAACTGGTAATATGAAATTCTTTACAAATAATATTGCCAATGGTGAATATAGAGAGAATGCTAAGTTACATACTTTGAATCAAGTATTCTTCTCTGACCAAAATATTGAAGACCATTATAGATTCTGGTTTAATCGTTTATTCAAGAATGATATCCAATCTGTAACTAAAGCATATCTGGATATCGAAGTTGATATCTCTGATATTGCAGGTGACTTCCCAGAGCCAGGTGAAGCTCCAGTTAATGCGGTAACTTATATTAACAATGGAGTTATTAATACATACATTCTTAGAGACCCTAGAAATCCATTGGTTCAAGAATTTGAAAACCAAGTAGCTAGTGGTCAAATAGAACGTGAGTTAAGAGAACTTATTAAGTTTGCTATTGGTGATGAAGAAAGACAACGTAAGTTTAATATCTTTGGATATAAGTTTAATGTAAAATTCTTTGACCAAGAGATACAATTACTAGGTTCCTTATTTAGACAAATCAATACTGAAGAACCTGACTTCTTATTAGCATGGAATATGGCGTTCGATATTCCATATATAATTCAACGTATTCGTAATCTAGGATATCGTCCAGAAAGTATTATGTGCCATCAAGACTTTAAGATCAATCCTAAAGCGGAATACTTTATTGATACTCGAATGGAAAATAACTATGCAGAACGTGGTGACTATGCATATATTTCTTCTTATACCGTATACTTAGATCAAATGATTCAATTTGCATCTCGTCGTAAAGGTCAATCTGCATTTGCATCATTTAAGTTGAATGATATTGGTGCTCAAATCTGTGGTGTACAAAAGTTGAACTATCATCATATTACTACAGACTTAGCCAAGTTACCATTCTTAGATTTCAAGACATTTGTATTCTACAATATCGTCGACGTATTAGTCCAAGTATGTATTGAAGAATCTACAGATGATATTGGATATATCTATAACTCTAGTGTATTGAATAATACTAGATTCTCTAAAGTGCATAGACAAACAATCTATCTACGTAATAAACAAATCGATTTCTATTTCAATCTAGGACTTGTTGTAGGTAATAATATCAATAAGACTAGAGAGAAACCATCTGAGAAGTTTGACGGTGCTTTTGTAGCAGATCCTAACTTGGTTAATGATTCAGTTAAGTTAAAGATCAATGGTATTCCAGTCTTCTTATGTGATAACTTAGTTGACTTTGACTTTAGTTCTCTATATCCAAGTATCAATCGTGAGTTCAATCTAAGTTCTCCATCTGAGATTGGTAAGATTGAATTTGGTGATGATAAAGATGCAAGCTCTGCAATCATTGAAGATATTGTAACTCAAGATCATTTAACTATTGGGCATAGATGGTTTGGTTTACCTAACTATAGTGAATTAGTAGATCAAGTATCTACATTATTTGCTTCAGGTAGATTATCTACAGAGAATGAATTCAAAATATATAATAAAGGCGAGTTAGTTAAACCAATAGCAGTTGAATATAATGAATGTGTACCAGCTTTAACTAGATTTGGTAGCATGAATATGAATGCAATCTATGGTGAACGACAAATGCCAGGAGGATTATAATGGTTATACATTTCCCATTAAGCCAATCTGATATCGAAAGCTTACTTTCTATAAGTAAGCTTTTGAAATGTGATAAGATTTTATATGATAGAAATTATATTAATCCAATTATTGGTGTAGGACCAGAGAAATCATACTTCCAGACTACAAGTTATATGGTTGATCTAAGTCCTCATATTAATAACCTATTAGTTAATATATCTGACTTAAAGAATCTTGGTAAGATTACTCAACTAGAGCCATCTAAAGAGAATCCAGAGATAGCTATTCATAAGCCAGTTGTATCAGTATTCAATTGGGATGCTGAGTATGTTAAAGCTTGTATGAATAGTCTAAGAGAATATCAAATAGATGATAATATCATTGCTAGAACTGATGAGTTTCATAATACAGATGACTATAATGAACTTATGGCTGGTAGTGCATCTACTGGAGCATTCAGAATCAATGTAGGTGGATATATGATTGATATACCTAAATCAGCTATACCAACATTGAAATCTGATCATGTAGTAGCTACAATATATAATGCTCCTAATAAAGATTTTAACGTTCTTAGATTTAAGATAACTAAACGTAATGGTATCATTGTTAATCAGTCAATGTTATTCTTACCTTACTAGATATGATTTGGCTATAGAGAATCAATCTCTATAGCCAGATTCGTTTATTTAGCATACGGAAAACATTTAAATAATCAAAGGAGGAACGATAATGGCTGAAGATAAAAACGTAAAACAGCAAGAAGGTCTACTAAGTAGTATCCGTAAAGGTCTTGCTAATTTATACGGTCGTACATATTATACGCCACCAGATGGCGATAGCGAATTAACTCATCTAACCGATAGAATCAATGACTCTATGGGTAAGATTATCAATGATATCAACTATTCTACAGGATTATCATCTATTAGTACCCTATATGCTAAAGCAATCGATTATCAAAACGATCCAAAAGTAGCAGATGGGTTTGATAGCCTATTTAAAGATATGGCTAACGATGGAAGTGTATATAATGTATTCTTCAATAATCGTAGCCTACGTTTATTTGATGCTGAGATTGACATGATCTGTAAGTATATGCCTATGCTTGAAGATGCATTGGGTGTACTATGTGATAATGTAATCTCATCTGACCACTTCTCTAAAGATTTTATCTTCATCTCTGATGAGAATGTCTCTGTAGAGAATAATAAAGAGCTCTTCTATAATAATATCAAGATACTTAAAGATAAGTATGACTTACTTATCAAATTCCAAGATATTATCTATAATACTTCTAAGTATGGTGAACGATTCTATTATATCGTACCATATGAAAGAGCTATTAAGAAGCTATTAGATAACCCAGATAATAAGTTTGTAACTTCCCATGAAGCTATGAGTCTAACTGAATCTGGTATTCTTAAACAAACTCCGGCTTTAAAAGAAAGCGGAGATGTATTTGTTAATGCTATTAATAAGAAAGAGCAATCTTTAGATGTTGAATTTACTTTCAATATGAGTAATTCTCTATCTAAAGAGATTGTAGCACATGAAGCTGCAGCTAATAGACTTAAACATATTAAAGAGTCTGCTCTAAACTTCAATGAGGCTACAACAAGTACAGTATCTTTAGTGGCTAATGATAAATTAGATGCTAGTCCATTCTATGATGATACCACAAGTAATGGTTTAATTGTAGCTGGAGATAATAGATTCAATACTAAAGAAGACTGGGGTTTAAATGGTTGTGTATTCAAAGAACTTAACCGTTATAAAATCATTCCAGTTAGAATTGAAGATCTTATCTTAGGTTATGCTTATCTTGAAAACGATAGCATGTATGGTTTAGATGATGACTTCCCTGTAAGTGATACAACTACACCAGTTAATGCTATGGGTATCAATGTATCAACAGACCTTGAAGCTACAAAGAACTCTGCTGTTATCTCTGATAGCATTGTTAAAACTGTAGCTAGTAAGTTATCCGCTGCTATTGATAATAAATTTATTAAACTTAACAAAGATCTATCTAAAGAAATCTATACTGTATTGAAACATGATCTTCAAGCTGGTAAGAAGAATAAATATAATGTAACTTTCTTACCACCTGATGATGTAGTTCATTGCTATTATAAATTAGATCCTGATACGTATAGAGGCATCTCTGACTTGTATAAGTCTATGATACCAGCTAAGTTATTCATTGGTCTATATATTACTAATACTATTGGTGCAATGACTCGTGCACAAGATCGTCGTGTATACTATGTAAAACAATCTGGTATTGATACAAATATCTCTAAGATTCTATTAACTACTATTGACCAATTGAAACGTCAAAACTTCAATATTCGTCAATTAGAGTCTATGAAGAATGTATTGAATATCTTAGGTCGATTCAATGACTTTGTTATTCCAACTGATAATAGTGGTAATGCACCAGTACAGTTTGAAGTTATGCAAGGTCAACAAATTGATCCACAAACTGACTTGATGGAAAAACTCCAATCTATGGCAGTTAATAGTACTGATGTACCATTTGAGATTGTACAAGCAAGACAATCTATGGACTATGCTATTCAGGCATCTATGTCCAATAGTAGATTCTTAAAGAAAATCTATAATAGACAGACTATAGCTAATAGATTCTTATCATCTATTATGACTAAACTCTATAGAGGTGAGTTTAATAATCCAACTGCGGTTATTAAAGTTAACTTACCGACACCGATGTTCTTGAATCTAACTAATACTAACCAAATCATTCAAAATGCTAATGATGTAGCACAAGCTGCAATGGAAGCATTCTCTGATGATTTAGATGATAATGCTAAACAAATCTTCTTCAATAACTTGAAAGGTAAAATGCTTGAAAGTTATATTGATATGGAAATGATTATGCGTGTTAAAGAAGCAACTAAGATTGAATATGCTGCTAATCAACAACAAGACCAATCTGGAGATGCAGGTTATTAATCAGACAAAATATGGTCATAGGCTATTAAAGCCTATGACCATAAATTGCTGTCGTTTATTTATTGTATTGAGAGGTGAAACACTTTGTACTTGCGATGAGAGTGACAAAGCAGAAAGAGAGATTTGACCACGCATGAAGAAGTCCGTTCATGTGATATAAGCAGTTTGCAATTATTGTGAGAGGAAAGAACAACTTCCATTCATCCCTGATGGAAGTGTATCTGAAATCCGTTCGGAGTATTCCCATGTATATTTTAACGTAAATCAAGCGTAGTAGAATTGTATCGATTTAAGAAGATTTGTTTCACGAAGTATGTGTTATTAGGTAAGTATTTAGGAGTTTTGTTTAACTTCATAAAATCTTCATACGCAGTCAATATATTGTTACTAAAATGAAAAGAATAAATGGACTAGGAGATTAACTCCTAGTCCACTTTGTTTATTCTATTATTAAAATCTATTAACCAGTATAAGATACACCCTTACCAGTATTACCTTCACCGTTAGGACGAAGTACTTTATTGTAAGGAGCCATATTAGTTACACCGGAGTAAGTCATTTCAGACTCATCCCAGATTGTACCTTTACGTACCCAATCAAGTAAGCTTTGAGCTTTTCTATTGATGATTGTGTTAGTAATAGGGAAACCAGAGAACTCTACAGATAATTCTTTGAAACCAATGTCACCACGTTCGATATTGTAGATATTCAAGTCAGCGTTAGTTGGTTGAGCAGCTACGATATAGAATGCTTTTTCAACATTCATCAAAGTATTGTCAGTTACGATATATAAGAAGCTGAATACTTCTTGGTCGAAACCAGGTTCTTTGATTGTACCATCTTCGATAAGACCATGATAATGTTTAACTTGAGTTGTAGGGTCTTTAATACCACGTAAGAACAACTCATGAACTTTAGTCATGATGGAACCAGATTTTTCGAAGTAACGCATAGTGAATGTAGAACCAGATTGGCTATTAACTTTGTTAATAACGTTGATGGATTTAACACCATTTGTTAATTCTGCAGTATCGGAAGTCATGTTATCAATACCGTCTAAACCACGGAATTCATACTCCAATACATGTACGTATGTATCAATAAGTTTTTTGTATTGATCATTCTTAGAAGCCAAAGCTTTTAAGAAGTTAGGAATAGTCAATACAATGATCATACCATAACCAGATTCAAATTGATTGAATTGGTGTAAGTTAGCCCAGTCAGTTACACCACGGAATAGTGCATACTGAGTTAAATCACGAATTTCTTTAGTGCCGTCGAAGATAAAATTAACAGCACCTGGAGTTTTATCAGCCATATTATTTATCCCCCTTAAGCATTGGCACTAACAGCAGTAGCGATTGGAATAGCAACGATACGGAAGATTTCAGCTTGAGCGAAGTCTTTGAACGATACTTGGATAACCGCATAAACAATTTTGTTTGCTGCATAAGCAGAGTCAGATTTGAAGTCAATAGAGATAGAAGCGAATTTATTAGCGTTGTTGTTAATAACTGCTTGTACGTCTTGTTTGTAGTCTTCGAAGTCTGTACCTGTGATGAATTTATAACGGGATTTAGGACATGCAATACGAATTTGTTTGATCAATTCTTGGATAGCCAATACGTTATTAGCATAGCTTAATTGAGTATGAATATCTTGAGAAGTGTATTCGGATGCAAGAGAGAAGATACCGTTATAGTATTTACCAAAGTTTACACGAAGGTCATCCATTTCAGCAACTTGGTCGCCTGCAGGAGTAACCTTAGGAACGTAAGATAAAGTACCTTCGATAAGTTCAGGAATTACCCAGCCATTGTTTTGACCAGCACATACTAAGGAACGACCATTAGCAAAGTGCATACAGATCAAACGAGCAATGGAATAACCCATAGTTACTGTAATTTGTTTACGAGTATATGGATCAAATACATCGAAGTATTGACAGTAAGTCGCAACGTAACGGCTATTACCACCAGTATTCAAAGTCTTAGCATTCTTGATTGCAAGAAGGTTAGTAAGACCTTTAGTACCCATATCACGGAAATAGAATACGTCTTGACGGAAAGAACAAAGGTTTTCAATAGCACGTTTTACAATATGAGGATAGTTAGCATCAACAACAACGTCAATTGGGTTGTTATCGATATCATAGATATCATCATTGAATGTGCCATTGTATACTTTAGCCATTTCTGTAGCATATACAGATGTAGCATCAGTTACACCTTTATAGCCAGAGATTGGAGATGTACCGAAAGTATCACCATTATAACCACCAGTCAAAGGATGACCAGCAAAGCTATCAAGTTTAACAGTCGCTACACCATCATTAGTGGATTCTAGTACTTCAAAGTTTTTGAATACTTCACCTTTCCAAGTACGAGCACCAATGATATCAGATTCACGTAAACGAGTTTCAGATAAGCCAGCAATAGCTGCTACTTTAGCGTAGAATAATTGCATTTGGTCTTCATAACCAAAGCATTTAACTTGTTTAGAAGTACGTTTAACTACAGAATCAAAGAATAAGTTGTATCCAGCTTCAACTTCAGAAGGGTTCAAGGAGAATACAATAGATTCTAATGTGTTGCTATTTTCATCGATATCTAATACATAACGTGCAGATTGTGCAGAACGAGATAATGTAGAATCAAGAGAAATAGTAACGTTCTTTTGAGATACACCACGACCATTGTCTAAGATCAAGAACAATGGGAATTTGTTATCTTTTTTATTTTTAAATTTTTCATAGAAAGCTCTAGAAGTTGCAACGTAGTCATTACCATGAGTATTTTCTTCAGCTTCCAAAGTTTCTACAGAGTAGTTTACTTGACAAACTTTATACATAGCAGCAATGCCATCTACACCAGCTTCGTCTTTAGTATAAGTAGGACGTTGTGCAGGATCAGTAATAGATGCAACATCTACTGCTTTCCAGTATAAGTCTTCAGTTACATAAGAACCATCAGTCTTAGTAATAGGGGATCCAGTCAAAGGATCGAATTTAATACGAGATTCTTGACGGGAAATTTCTTTTACGTGAGCAACTACACCTAGCATAGCCAAACGAGAAGTAGGGTCAACGACACGTTTTGCATAAACGATACCGCCGTTGTTAATTACGTTAGCTGCTTGGAGTAAAGGTTGACCATGACGAGCAAAAGAGATTTCACCATATTGGTCGAAGAAATCGTCGCCTTGCCATTTAGTATATTCTTCAGTCCCTTTGTCCGAAGTAAAACCAGCAAATACAATCGGTTTTGTTGTAGAGTCGGCTATATTCAGAGAGGGAATATAACTTTGGTCTTCAAGAATGATTTTTGTACCAATCATAATCTTTTATTTCCTCCTTAATAGATTTTAAATAATAGTTATAAACGAATCCGATATGGATACTATTTAAACTTTTATTCATATGTTAATTATGGCTATTGCATAAGGATCTTTTCCATAGGAGAATCAACTTTGTTTTTGTTGATCATGGAGTTAACTACCGCATCATCCCAGTTTTCAGATGTTAATGCTGTAAATGCAGAAATATATTTAGGTACCATCTTAATAGATAATGGTTTATACTTGTGCATATCAGTTTCCTTAGCTAAGCGGAATGGAATTGATTCATCTTTAACAGATCTACATAACTCAGATACTAAGATACCAAACATCTGTGCAGATATACCGAAAGAAGAACCATTGAATTTAATGGAATCCATTAAGAATGCATGTAACTTATCATATGCAATTACATTAGGGATATTACCAGTGATCATAAAGATTCTAAACATATTCTCCACATTGGTAATATCTTCAGGAGATCCAGTATTTACTATAACTACATCATCTTTCTTGAACTTCAAGATACGATAATCTACAGGAACTGGAATATTTTTATTCAATACATAGTCTTTAACCTTCTCTATTGAAGAAGGCATTGTAGATATAAGAACTGGATGGTTAAATAGTTTAACACCATAGATAGATTTCCCTTTAGAGTCAAATACTTCATAGGAGAATAATCCTAAAGTGTTTACATATTCACCAGCCTCTTCGGCATATTTCATATGCCCATCATTTCTAAAATAATTCTCAGGGATGTAGAAAACTAGTTCTCCATCGCCTTTAAATATAAGGGAAGTTCCTTCTTCTTTAAGGAATGCTCCCACATTCTTCATACCCATAGTAACCTCCTATAGAGTAATAATTGTCTTATACTCTAATGTTTAGGGGTAATAAAATTACTGGATTTATTTATTCTCCAATGCAGTTAAACGATCAGTGATAGCTTTAAGCTTTTCATCCATGGTAACTTTATTATAGATAGCAGAGTTATAGTGAGCTGTAGTTAATACAGTATAGGAGTTAGCACCATTATAATGCTTTAACTCTTTACCGATTACTGTAGTGATAGATCTCTTATCACCAATCTCTAGGTTATCGTTCTTATTAATCTTAGCAATTACACGGACATCGTTGGTTGTAGTTTTACCATGATATCCAACTTGGTTACCTAGAGTAATACCATTATTAAGAAAATCATTATTAATGTGATTATAGTAAGACCTTTTAGCAGAATACTTATAAATACGAACGTAATCATGAGAATTGGCACACATATAAATATCCCCATTAACGTAAGTAAAGTCTTCGATTTCACAATATGGCTCCATTTCAATTTCTCTAATAACCTTGAATTGATTACCGATTAAACGGCATTCAATCAAACGTCTAGTTACTGCAAAGATGATAGTATCACCATTGAAGAATGCACCATTAGAATCCACATTAGTTTCATCTACTTTCACGATATACTCAGTCTTAGTAGTCATAGTATTATCAGTATATACTCTAACTTTACGGGACTTACTATCAGCTCCAGGAACTATAGATACATATCTACCAGATCCAGCTATATCTTTACCAATATTAAAACACTTCTCTGGATAGTCATTGAATTCGCCTAATACAAGTTCATCTAAATGATTACGGTTAATATTATAAATACGTGTACCATTAGCAGCGCCATTAGTAGCTCTGATGATCTCACCATCCATGAATAATGTATTAACATGACCAAGTTTATCTATACCCTCAAAGTCAGTAAACTTAACTACATTCATATCCATATCTAACTCATAGATACGTTGCTTAGAGTTATCAGCATTACAACATGCTAAAATGAATCTTTTACTTGTCGGATCATAGGTAAATCCCTGACATTGATTAACTACAGTCTTATCAATATCAATAGTTTTTACAAAAGTAATGTTTGTTTGATCTGCTAAAGTTGCAGGTCTTTGAGCATTAATATCAGCACCAATATGTCTGAAGGATTTCTTAAGAAGCTCAGTGAAGTCTTTTGTATTTTTCATAATAAATTCTCCTTTCATTACTATATTGTAAAAAGAAACCCAGAAGAGGATTAACCTCTTCTGGGAATATTATTAGATAGCATTCAATTCATAACCTGGGTTAGTATATACTGCAACAGAATGTCTACTAGATTCTTCGGCATATTCTGTAGGATAGATTTCTTCAAGAGCTAAACTATCGTTAGTAGTAGAACCTACAGGTTCCCAAGCTTTATTAGAATAGTTATATTTCTTAGTTTCATCTAAGTTATATAATGGAATTCTATATTTACAGAATTCATAAGTGCCTAAACCAGGATGATCTTCTGGGCATAATACATGAACGTATTTGTCATAATATTTAGCCAATTCATCAGTAGATGCAGGTCCTAATACGAATTCATATGAGTTAACTGTAGTATTATATAATTTAGATTTAGCATTATGAATAGTAGTTTCATTATCAATGATAAACTTCATTGGTGTAGATGGAACTTCTGGTTTATCATATGCCGGATCTATTACTAAATATATTAAACCATATCCAAGTAATAATTCTAGTTCACCTTTGCGATCAGAATCAGATGTGATTAATACTCTTTTAATATTTTCCAAATTCCCTGACGAGTCATCTGCTTACCCATCCGGTTTAAAAACAATGCTTCCTGAGAAGCAGCGCTTTCCTCCGTATTTTCGTCATCCGTCCCTTTGCTGATTAGCTTAGGTCTTGCCTCGTTCAGATAATCGTCAATCGCCTTTTTACAATATGTACCCATAGGAATAATTCTCGCTTTTCCGAATTCTCCCGTGCAGGTAATAAACCCTAATTTTAAATTGACATCGCACAAACGAAGCTCTACGAATTCTCTAACCCGTATGCCTGTCGCATACAAAAGTTCAATCATCGCCTTGTCCCTTATTCCCTTTACACCTGTAAACGGCAATTTGAAAACGCCTTCAAGCTCATCCAGCTGCAAGTATTCTATTTCCTTTCGAACCGTCTTCGGACTTTTGATGCCCGATATAGGGTTTTCTTTAATCGTTCCGTTTTTAACCAGATAAGAATAAAAATTTCTGAGCGACGCGAGTTTTCTTTTTATAGTGCTTGCCGCCTT